GTTTCCGGTAAAAAAAATATTTCACTTTTGACCCGCCCTCCCGTGCCAGGTGGAATGATTTCCACGCGGAACGCCGCCGCGGTCGCCGGCATTTTCCACATGGAAATCAAATCGGGGCGGGCGTGAAGTCCAGGTAGAACGATTGACCGATGGAAAACTGTTTGCCGACCGCTTCGGACACCAACGACAGGTCCACGGACCCGCTCGGCGTGGACGCGTAGAACGCCGCGTTTTCCGGCGCACCGGCACCGGACACCGGGACCATGCGGACCGTCCAGATTCGCGGGTTGTTGCCCCATCCTTGCGTTTGCGTAATGGATTGGACAACGAACTTGGCGCGGACGGTATCGCTCATTGGATTGGCCTTTGGATATGAATAGGGGATTTCAAGACTTGGTGTCCGCGTAGAAACCACGACGCCAGCTCATACAACGCATCAGCGAACATGCACCAAAGATGCAACACGGGAACCTTCGGCGTTGCCATACAGATTCGCCCGTCATCCTCGCCAAACCACGCCGGGACGCCAAACAATGTTCCCTCATGGGTCAATCCGGCGTTTATCGCTTGCTGTTTGGTGACATAAAACACGGGCGTTCCTCCATCATTCCACCGGGTATCCATCCAACCCGATTTCGGGTTTTCGGCGCATATCGCGTTTCGTCTTTTCGGCGTGACATATTTCGCATAACGCCTGCCGGTTGGCATCGCAATACGGGTTATCGTCGCCGCCTTTGTAAATCGGTTTGATGTGGTCAACCTCGACCGCCGCACGTTTGCCGCACGATTCGCACAACGGGTTTGCCCGCAATACCCTGTTTCGGATGGCTTGTAATCGCCGTCCTCGTATGCGTTCAATGGGCATAAAAAAAGCCCCGTGAACCGGGGCTAATGTGCATTCAGAGACAAGACGGGGAGTCTATAAAACGGAATATAAATCCTGCATGACAACCCGCGCAAACATTAAATTGTCATGACGTTTTCTTATCTAATTTCAACTTGAACAGTTCCCATAGACCGGGATGCATCACAGCCACACCGCGTTCCCAGTCTTGCCACGTCCGCCGCGACACATAGACCAATGCCCCGGCGTCCTCTTGCGTCAAATGCGCGCGTTCCCGCAAAGCCCGAATCTTTGCGGGGTCGGGACTTTTCGGGAACGCGGGATTGGTCATTTACCGCCCGACAGAACCGCATTAACGGATGCCACGGCACCGGACACCATCGGGACAACGGTACGCGACACGATGAACGCGAGAACCCCGCCGACCAGTACCAGGGCAACGTAAGCAGCGATATTTGAATTGCGCATTATCAATTTCCTTTCGGGTTAGTGTCGCGGGTTGTTGTGAAATCATTATGCACGGATTCCGTACACAGCAGCGCACGGATGCCGTGCGTTTCCTCTATGACGGCGCGACCCCTGCGCACGGTTGGTTTGCGCTTGTGTTGGCCCGGTTTCCTCCGTATCGTTAAGGCATGACGGCGCACGGGGCGCGGTCAATCTGGACAGGGGATAACGAATGGAAATCAGCCGTTTCATGGACCTAGACCAACTGGCGGAACGCATGGGACCGGACGCGACCCGCGAAGACGCCGGAATCATGTGCGAATTCCTGATTGCCGGTCCGTACAAGACCACCGAAGAAATGCCGAACGAAGAATGGGTCGAAATGCTCGGATTCGTCACCGAAGCGAAAATCATGTGGGCAGAAAACAAGAAATACGAATAATCCAACCGGCCCGCTTCGGCGGGCATTTTCTTTGAAAGGGTAAATGATGAAAGTTTATCGCCATAAAGAACTCGGCCATTTGGTCGAAATGTTCGACGGTGCGGACCTGAACGCCGAAATAATCCGTTTCTACCCGCAGGGCGGCGGATTTGAACGCACCATGCACCGCGTCCCGTTTTTCGATTTCTACGAACCCGCCCCCGCGCCGTATATGCGCCGTGGCACCGTGGACGCCGATTTCCTAGATGGTCCTGCAACGGTCCCGTGTTGGGCGGACGACCGCCGTTGGAATGGTTGGGGAATGCCTTATTTCACCCGTGAAACGGTCAACCAATTAATCGAAATGGGGATTGGTCCGATTCAATGGGACGGGGAAAAGGTCGTGTGTCGCATGGGCGATGACCCCGAAGACATCGAAATATACGAACCCATCACCGCGCCCGATGGCACGCCGATATGGGGCGTTGGCGCGGGGTCGTGGTGCTGGAACGGGGTCGAGTTCCCACCCCAACCGAACGCATACGAAATGGGGCGCGAGGCGTACCGCAAAGGCGTCCGCGAACCCGTCCCGGCGAGTGACCCTGAATTCATGGCGACCATTGAGGGGCTATACGGCGTCCCCCGGTCGGTCCGCATGGCGGATTGGTCATCCGGCTATCACGACGAAAAAAACGCCGCCACGCGCCGGAAATGACCGTTGGCGGCGACGTACAGGGGCGCGCGATGCGCCCCTTTTTTTATGCCCACGCGGGCAGGACGTACGGCGGGCAATCGGTCATCACCCGCGACAGCCGCAGACCAATCCAACGCATCACAGGCACCGCCATTGAATTTCCGAGGGCGGCATACCGCAGCGAATCGGGCGCGTCCGGTTTGCCCCGCCACGGAACGTTCGTCCAGTCGTCGGGCAGGCCGTGCAACCGTTCGCATTCCATCGGGGTCAATCGTCGGACGTACTCGCGCCCGCCTGCGTCCACGAACGACATCAACGGCGTTTGATTGTTGACCGTCTTCGCAATGTTGCTGCGGGTCAGATAGGGCAGTCCCTTTGCGCCTTCCGAATTCGTGATGCAGGTCAACCACGCGAAATGACCGATTCCAACGCCGACATCATGGGCGCGGGTAAAGTCTTCGACCGCCGAACCGCGCGCACAAGAATCCCGGCGCACGCCTTCGCCGTCAAAAAGAACCGCGAGGGGATTTGTCCCGGTTGCAGCACTGCCGACAACGAACACGCGCGGGCGTCGTTGGGGAACGCCGAAATATTCGGCATCCATGACCCGCCAAGCGACTGTCCTTTGGGGTCCATGCACATAACCAGCGTGCGACCATTTGGCCCCTGCCGGGACCAACGGCACATCCTCGCCTGCAAGCGCCCCAAGGAGGCATCCAAAAGCATTGTCGTCAGTGGACAGGCAACCGGGGACGTTTTCCCAAATGACGGAACAGGCTCGTTGTCCTCGAATAAATCGAGCTGCATCAACCGCATTGGCGACCTCCACGAACGATAAGGATAGTTGGCCCCGTGCGTCGTCCAACGACGCGCGTTTGCCTGCGATGCTGAACGCTTGGCACGGCGTCCCGCCCACCACGACCGCAGGCGCGGCGATTTCGCCCGACCGGACGCGGGCCGGAACGGTCGTCATATCGCCCACGTTCGGCACGCGCGGGAATCGGTGCGCGAGGACGGCGGCGGCGAACGGGTCGATTTCCGCGAACGCCACGGGGCGCGCAAGGTCGTCCCATGCGACCGATACCGATTCGATGCCGCTACACACGGACAGGTAATCGAACAGGTCACGCATCAGCGACCCCGCGCCGCATCGGTCAACGGGGTTTCGCCGTACATGGCGAAATCAAGCTGTTCGTGAATCCATCGCAGGTGCGCGCTGTACACCTGTCGCGGGACGCCGAGCATTTCGGCTTTGACCTTCTGCGGTTTGCGGTCCAAATATTCGACCGCGATAACCCGCTTGTGACCCGGCGCGAGGCGTTCAATGTGGACATCGAGCAGGGCCAAATCGGGCGGCATGTGCGTTTCGGAATAGGTGTCCGTCGAACGGTTGCTGGTCTGGACCCGTTCGACGGCGAACGCCGATTGGCGGGGATACCCACCGGGACCGCCGCCGCTTTCCCTGTGCATGTGCCACGCCGCCCAATCGCGCAACGCCGCTTTGATTCGGTCCATTCCACCCCCCATTTTTAGCCCGTGGTTTCGTCGGTGCGGTCGTCGGCGGACGCCATCAACTCGCGTACCAGGGCAGCGACTTCGACGGCGGCGCGACCTTTGCGCACCGCCCCGCCATCGAACCGCAACAGCTTCCAACCCATGACCGACAGCGAGTTGTATTTGTCCATATCGCCCAGCACACCCGCGCCGCGCGTGTGCCGTCCCCCGGTCCAGATTGCGCCCTCAATCTCGACCGCGACCCGCAGGGAGGGCCATGCGAAATCCACGCGCCACATGCGGGTCGGATGGAATCGAAACTCAGGTTCAGGCATCAGCTGCAAATCGAGGTTCATCAGCTGCAACCAAAACAGGGTTTCAAGTTTGGATTTCGCCATTACTGCGCGCCCGCCGTGGCGTCTTCGCGGCGCGGGACGCTACGCGCCGCCAGTTCGCGGATTTCCTGCACGGTCAGGCCGAACGTTTCGTGGACGCGCAGGATTACGGTGTCAGTGCAGGGGATGACGCCCGCGCGGACCTTGCTGATTTGGGGCGGCGCGAATTTCAGTTGGCGGGCAAGCTCCGCGTCGTTTTTCAGGTTGAATTCGGCCTTGATGGTGTCGAACAGTTCAAACGGTTTCAGCATGTGTTTTCTCCTTAGTAATCGTTGGTTGCCCCGATTTGCCACCACGGACGCGCAGGGCTACGCGCCGCCTTCATTGCCTCTTGGCGGGCGATGTGCGCCGCGAACTTGGCCCGCATCGCCCACAGCTTTTTCGCCACCGCGTCCCGCCCCACGGTCAATTCGTATGTGTGAACCATCAGCCCATACGAATACGTCCGACCAGCAACAACGCGGTCCATCCGATAGATGCAAAAATCCCCGCCGTAGTCCATCCACCCGTTCGATACGCGTTTCATTCGTCCCCCATGTTCTGTTCGATGTTTTCGGCGGCGTCGGCGGCGCGAATCGCGGCGGCGGGCAACGTCGCATCCCCGGCGCGTTGACGGGCGCGAACCCGGTCAATCCATGCGCGCGGGTTGGCCCCGCGATGCAGGACGCCACTCGCGCCGAGTTCGGCCAGTCGCCGCGCCGCGTCTTCGCGCGATAGGACCGATTTTCCGGGCGATGGCAACGCCAACGCAGGCGCGGGAATGGGTTCGTGCGTCCCGGCGTCGAAAATCGCTTGTAGCGCGTTTTCCCACCGTTTTTGCAGTTGCCCATAGCCGCTGTTTTTCAGGTCGAAAAAACCGACCTTGACCGCAGCCCAATAAATCGCCGGGTGCGACCACGAACCCATTTCCCCGCGTTCGCGGGCCTGCACGCCTTCGACGGCTTCGTAAAACGCCGCCTGCGGGTCGATGGGCGGACGGCACAGCCGTTTGAATTCCGGCAGGGTCGGCGGCCATTCGCGCGACGACAGCGCATCCATGCCGCGTTTCAGTTCGTTGGCCGAATACCCGGCCAGTTGGTCCGCCCAGTACGATTTCCACGCCTGCGGGTCCGTCGCGCCCCAAAGGTCCGTGTACCGTTTGCCGTATGTGAGGTGCATGTGCGTTGAAATCCGTTCAACCCAACTGAGGGGCAAGGGTTGCGGGCGTGATGTCGATAATTCGTCCGTCATCGTGGTTGGCTCCCGTGGCGATGTCCGCCCACCCGCGCGCCTTCTCCTGTGCGCTTTGGTAGGGCAATTGATGGTTGCGGGTCGTCGTCGTGGCGTTGGCAATCCATTCGGATTTCAGCCCTTGCCAGCCGCGCGAGACTTCCAGGGCAAGGCCCGCCGCCAACGTGACCCCGGCCTTTTCGCATTCGCGGATTCGGTCCTCGATGACGGTACGGGATGCCGTGGCACGTTTTGCCTTGCGATGGGCAATCCAGTCGGCGGCGGTCTGTTCGTCCACCCCTGCGGACAACAGCAGTTGCGTCGCGTTGGGTGCGGGCGGCGCGGTACGCGCGCCTTTGGTTTTATGGTTTTGTTTTTCTTCTATATCTAATCTATTTCTTATCGCTTCGTCGTGGGTTCGCGTTGGGTTCGCCGTGGGTTCGTGTTCGGTTCCCGTTGGGTTCGCGCCGGGTTCGGATTCGTCGCCGTTTTTCTCCGTTTCGGCGTCTTTGGAGACTTTCGGCTTGGCGTTGCCACGTCCGCCCGTCGCGCCGTTTTTCCATGCCGTGACCAGCCGCGCGTTTCGCTTGGCCCAGTCAACCACATGGACCACCTCGCCATCACGGACGATGAAACCGCCTTCGGTCAACGCGTGTTCCAACGTCGCCGCGTCAACGGTCGTGCATCGGCACAACGCGCGAAGACCCGCAGGCGTGATTACGATGCCGTCAGGCTTTTTGCGCTGCTGGCAATGCCCCCAAATCCGCAGGACGTACAGGGGCGCGAGTTCGTCGCCGCCCAACAGGTCCACGACCAGCCGCGTTTTGTAATGGTCCAAAAAATCGGGGTCCACAATCATTCGTCACCCCCGAACATATCGGCCTGCATCACGCGCGGCGCGGCGGTCGTCGGATGCCGCAACGGTCCCGATTCCGGCACGCCTTCGTAGTCCCACGCCCGCGTGCGCTCCATGCGGATAACGAACGGGTGACGGCGGCGCGCAGCGACCATGCACGAAACAAGGTCGTTGTATTTGTACGCGCCGAGGTCAAGACGACGCCCCCCGTTACGCTCGACCAGGTACAGGCGCATCATCGAACCACCCCGGCGAAAATCAGCGATTTATAGAGGGCGGTATAGCTCCCGTGTACCTTCGGATTTTTCGCCCGCGTGATGTCGATGATTTCGCACCAACCGTTTTTTTGTGACGCCTTGCGCGCGACCGAACCCCATGCCCGCTGGTCAGGCGCGGCGGGGACCGTATCAGCGCACCACAAACGCACGTCCTCCGTGGTGAACGTTTCGTGTGCGCGGGCGTATTCGTGCCACGCCGCCAACGCCTTTGCAGTCCAATCGCCGTGTACGCGGTCGGCCTTCGACGCGGCGAGTTCCGCGCCTTGATGCCCAAGGTGAAATGCGAGCTGAATCATGGTCAACCCTCGCGGCGTTTGGCTTCGCGTTTGGCGCGGTCGTCGTGGATGCGGCGCTGCATCAGCAGCAGCATCGGGACCGGCACGCGGTCGGCGTTCGGGTATCCATCGCAGGCGACATCAAGCCATGCGAGGAATGCCGGGCTTGGCGTCCAAGGGACATCAGGTACATGCGGATTTTTATGCATCGAAGACCACCCCCCATTCAGTCATCGCCTCAGCGATTACCTTGTCTAAGAAATCAGCCATCATCCGAACCGAAAACCTGCGGTCCGCCGTTGACCAGTACACCGGCAAAATTTCGCCGTCAGGCGTCGTGTATTCGTCCCGCAGCAGGTAGCGGCGGCGGAAGTACTCGCGCCAAAATTCCTTCGGGTATTGCTGCCCGTTCCATCGCGCTTGCGATGCGATGGCGTCCAGAACCGGACCGGACCAATACCGTTTTTGTTCGTTTGTGTTGGGTCGCTCAACGGTCGTCACCGTCAACAGCAATGGTTCGTTGCGGGACCAGTAGACCGGGGCGGCGCGGGCAAGCATCGCTTGCACTGCCCGTAGCTTTTTCGGTCCGTCCACGACGATTTCGTGCGTATCCGCCATGACTGTTTGCAATGATTCGTTAAGTCAACTTGATGCCAGTCTAGGGGCAGGAATTCCAATAGTCAAGATTGGTAAATGAAAATATTTACCAAACTTAACGACGATGGCGAACGGACGGGCGATAGAGGCCCGATGGCGAAAGATTGCAAAAATTTAATGCTCAACGTTGGGGAATAGGCTCCCTCGCCTAAACCTTGTGTGTTAGCATCTTTTCGTTTTCATCCACGAAAATAAAGACGCCATGCCACATCGCAAATTTGACGCCCTTTCCGAGCGCCTTGAATACGGAATGCGCCTCCGTGCGGAACGCACCGGGGAAACCGTCAGCGCCGCAGATTGCGCCCGTGCTGCGGGCGTTTCCCCGGCTGCGGTGTCGCTATGGCGCAAGAATGAAAATTCAATATCGAGCACATACGCCCGCCCGTTGGCGCTCTATTTGGGCGTTGACCCGGTATGGTTGGAAACAGGGGTTGGGTATCCCGAACGCGAGAAAAACATACGGGCGTCTATCGAAACGGAACGGGCGACCGCCGACCAATTAACCACATTGATTCGGCATTTCTATAGCGCAACGCCGTTTGCGCGCGACCAGCTTTTGGAATTTGCCGCCAATCTAGAACGGCTAGAAATGCCCGATATTGCGGGCCACAACTAAAGACGCAACCGGGACGCTAAACAGGCGTTCGGCGTCATCTTCATTGCGGAACCGCGCGACACGGGCGCGGGCGAACCTCAACGTTACTTCCCGGTCCGCACGGACCATTTGCGCGAACAACACCGCCATTTCTGCGGCTTGCGCGTCCACGTCTTGTTCCCCGACATCGACCAGGTGTTGCATGTTTTGCCTCCCCGAAATACTGTATATCCGTACAGTGTACCTCAGCCGTTGAGTTCAATCATATTCCTTTCGTAAACTTTTTGTTAGGAAAATTGTAGCTGTGTGTGTTGCCGAACAGACAACCCGCAGCGCATACTCAGGGCGGGTATTTTTCCGCCCGTCATTGATTCCCCTTGTCATGTTCGTTAAGTTCGATTAACCTGTTCCTTGCCTATCCGCAATGATGCGTCGGCACCGATGGACAAGGGACCACATGACGACATACGAACAAAACCGGCGTGACGCGACCAAATCCGCCCGCGAAATCTCGCTGCTGTCGCGGTACGTTTTCGGGCGCAACCTGCGCCGCTGGTATCTGCGCAAACTCATTGACCACCATTTGATGTCGGCACGCGCCGAGGTCGAATTGGCCCGCCAACACAACGAAACCGCGCAATATTTCTTTGCCCTTGCGACCCAAACGCGCGGCGCTCTCGAAGATATGGAGGACGAATAAATGTCCATCGCAACGATGATTCTTGGCGAAAGCGGCACCGGGAAAAGCACCGCCCTGCGCAATCTGGACCCCGCATCCGTCCTGTTGATTCAAGCCGTCAGCAAACCATTGCCGTTCCGTAATAGCTGGAAACCCATTTCCAAAGCCAACCCGCAAGGGTCGGTTTATGTCACCGACGACAGCCGCAAAATCGTATCGGCAATGCAGCGCACGGACCGAAAAATTGTGGTCATTGACGATTTTCAATATGTCCTCGCCAACGAATTTATGCGGCGCAATTCGGAAAAGGGTTACGAAAAATTTAACGATATTGGCAGGCAGGCGTGGGACATTCTCAACGCCGCAAGCAACCTGCCGCCCGATGTCCGTGTGTATATCTTGGCGCACACCGCGACCGACGAAACGGGCAAGATTCGCGCGAAAACCATTGGCCGAATGCTTGACGACAAAATCACCGTCGAGGGTCTTTTTACGATTGTCCTGCGTACCGCCGTCATTAATGGGCAGTACCTTTTTTCCACGCTGAATTCGGGATTTGACACGGTGAAATCCCCGTTGGGTTTATTCGGCGCGGAACACATCGACAACGATTTGCAGGCGGTCGATGTCGAAATCTGCAATTACTTTGAAATCCCCGTTTAATCACGAAAGGCGACCATGTACGTTCTCAACCCTGAAATGGCCCGCGCGGGCGATGCGGTCAGCAGTTTCATTAGCGAAACCGGCAAATACATCGGCAAGTTCACCCGTGCCGAAAAACTCGTGTCGAAAGAAAAACAAACGGACGGAATCGGATTCACGTTCAAATCGGAAGACGGCAGGGAATGCCGTTTTGATGTCTGGACCCAGCGCGCGGACGGCACGCCGCTGTCGGGGATGAATACGGTTCACGCCATGATGACGTGCCTGCAAATCCGCGAACTGCGCGCGACCTCGCAAAAAATCAAACGCTACGATTACGACACGCAACGCGATGTCGAAGCGGTCGTGCCGTGTTTTGATGGCCTCATGAATAAAGACATTGGCGTTTTGCTGCGGTCGGAGGAATACGAAAAAATGTTCGATGGACACCCGACCGGCGAAACCGGCTGGAAAATGGGTATCTATGCGGCATTCCAGGCGCAAACCGGATTGACCGCAACGGAAATTCTTTCGCGCCGCACGTCGCCGGAAATGCTGTCCAATATCCTTGTCGGTCTGAAAGACAAACCCCTTCGCAAAAAGACGCAAAAACGCGATGCGACCGCCCCGGCAAATGGCCCCGCGCCTTTTGATGATGACGTGCCTTTTTAATTGACCCGCCACGGCGCGCGGGTAACTGCGCGCCATTCCTGAAAGGGCAATATGTCCGCGATAACACTTTATGAAATCGCCGTGGAATTCCGCCAAATGGTCGATGCATTGACCGCGACGGACAACGACGAACAAACCATTGCCGACACGATTGAGGCCGAATCGTACCCGTTGGAACTGAAAGCCCAAAATGTCGGGTATGCGATTAAAACCCTGCTTGCCAATGCCGACGCCATCGAAGCCGCCGAACATGCGATGTATGCGCGGCGTGTGGCGATGCAAAACCGCGCCGCCGCGATTAAGCAATACCTAATGGAATGCATGTTGGTTGCGGGCGTCCAAAAAATCGAATGCCCCCATTTCACCATTCGCATTGTGAACAACGCGGAAAAGGTTGCGATTGACGACGCCCGCCAAATCCCTGCGGCGTTCCTGCGGACGTATGAAACGCCGCCGCCCGAACCCGATAAAAAGGCGATTAAGGCGGCATTGACGAAAGGGCAGGACGTTCCAGGTGCGCGCCTGATTCGTGAAAAACGGGTTGATATTAAATAGGGGAATCACATGCTGATTATTAATCCTGCCGAAATCCCGGCGTTCAAAACGTGCGACCTGTCCGCCAATTGTTCCGGCATCCAAGCCACCACGAAAGACGGCAAACCGGCGATGTTGGCGATTGTCGATGAAACCGGGGCGGTGCTGGCGGCGGGCGCGGACGTGCGACAGGCGGCGTGGTCGTTGATGTTGCTCGCGTACCGTAACTATCTGGAAGGGAACGGACACATTCGGGTTCGGCGTCCGGCGTGATGGGGCGGTGCGGTGCGGGGACTAGCGGGCTTTGGCCCGCTTTTTTTTCGTCCGTCCCATAGGGAAAACGGGGCGGCGGGCGGGGCGTGTTAATCGTGCTTGATAGGTTCTGAAACCTTGCTAAAATTTGATAGTGAATTCGCTGTTAGTGGACGCAGTAGAGGCGAATTCACATACCAACCAAACGTTCACAACTGCAACAAAACCGTGTATAAAGGGGGCTTAAATGGACCATCAAGACGAGTTAACTATGGGAAATCCTCTATCGCCTATGGGCAAAGTGTATTCATATTACCGCTATTCATCGGAACGGCAGGGCGACGGGCATTCGATGGAACGCCAAACCGTGTACGCCCAAACATACGCCGCGCAACACGGGATGGTGCTTGACGAAGCGTTGACGATGCGCGACCGGGGACTGTCGGCATTCCACCAAAAACACGTCAAATCCGGGGCGCTTGGCGAATTCCTGCGGGACGTATCGGAAGGGCTTATTGTCCCCGGTTCGGTTCTTATCGTGGAAGGATTGGACCGGCTATCCCGCGCCGAACCTGTCGTGGCACAAGCGCAGTTAAGCCAAATCATTAACGCGGGCATTACCGTTGTTACCGTGGCGGACGGCAAGACGTATTCGCGCGAATCGGTGAAACAAAACCCGATGGATTTGATTTATTCGCTGCTGGTCATGATTCGCGCACATGAGGAATCGGAAACCAAATCCCGGCGATGCCGCGCGGCGTTGGAAAAACTTTGCCAGCGATGGAATGAGGGAACGTTTCGCGGACGCATCCCCAGCGGTCGTGACCCCAAATGGGTTCGCTATAACAAGGAAACCCGGTCGTATGATTTGGTGGAACCCGAAGCCAGCCGCGTGCGGCGGATTGTCGAATTATGGTTGGCGGGGTTTTCGGCGGCGAGAATATCGGCCATATTCAAGGCGGAAGGAATCAAAGGGGATTATGTCGGCAAAAACCTAACCCCGATGCTGAAATACCGCGCGCATCAATTCATCGGCACGCGCATTGTCGTTGCGAACAAAACCACGGAATACCACCTGAAAGGCTATTACCCGGCGTTGTTGGATGAGGAAACCTATAACGCCCTGATTACCAGCGGATACAACGCCGACATGCGCCGGGGTCGGGATTCGGCAAAGACCCCATGTATTTTTACGGGTGTTAATGGGGTGTTTCGATGCGGATACTGCGGGAGCGTCGTTTGCGCATCCCCGATTAAGCGGACCAAAAACGGGATGCAGGTTCGTTGCATCAACAACAAATGCATCACGCGCATTGCCAAAATGTCCCCGTTGGAAAAGGCGGTTATCAATTTCTGTTCGGACCAAATGAATTTGAATAGCCTTGTCGGGCGCGACCGCGCGACCGAAATCAAATCCCGCATTGCCGAATCTTGCGGGTTGCTTGCGACGTTGGAAAAGAATCTGGAACGGCTTGTGGAAGCGATGTTGACCACCGATAAACCGCCCGCCGCATTCGCTGCCCGCGCCACCGCGATTGAGGACCAAATCGTTGCGTTGAAAGAATCCATTAAATTTGAGGAACGAAATCTTATTGCCGTTACCAGCGCCCCGACCGACGCGGCTGCAAAGAAATGGGCGGACCTTGCTGCCGCAGCGTTTGACCCATCGGACCCCGCGCATACCGGGGCGCGGCTGGCAATTCGCAAACTGGTCAAGGCGACGTTTAGCCGTATCATTTTTTATCGTTACGGGGTGAATACGCCGGAAGCAAATCTCGACTACGAAAACCGCCCGATTGGAATGAAGCCGCAGTTTTCGGAAATCGGATTGGTCAGCAAAAGCGGCATCATGAGGACGATTCGTTTTGACCGGAACGGCGACCTTATCGAACTCATCGACGCCCCGACCGTGGCCCCGGTCATGCAACCCGCTGTCGCGTAAACACGTCACCCGCCGCGCCCCATCGCGGGCGCGGCCCCTTCTCCGTTCCACCTGGAATCTTTCCAAAACTCACTAACCCACGCGCCCCGGTTGCTATGTTGGCAACCAGCGCGTGAGTTTCTGTGAGTATTGCGACGGCAACAATTTATGTAACTTTCCCGTAGGAACTCTCCTACAGATTTCTGTTCAGTAAACTCGCAATTTCCGGCTGGCATGTTGTATAGTTTAGCCGCCTTAATTAAGTTGTCTTGTGTCACCTGTTGTCAGATTAGGGCAAAATGTAAGGGTCGCAGCGTTGTTAGTGGGGAACCATAGTGTTAGGACACCCACTATGCATACTTTAAGCGGTTAGGTTCCCCAACGGAAAAAAGTTAAATTAACGCATTAATCTAACTACACGTTGCCCGCCGTCCCGCATCTATGCGCCGCGTGTCATCAACTGTTAAATGCCAAGCACATGAAACTTGCCGACGCTTTCCAAATGGCGGAAGACAAACGCACCAAGGCCGAACCACGCGCCCATGTGCGAACCATCCAACCCGCCGCCAAAATGCCCGCCAACGCCCCGCAAAACGGTCCACGGACCGGCGAAACGCATATCACATGGTCCGACGCCGAATGGTTGACGGTCACGCGCGAACTAATGCGCCAGTTCCCCGAAATCGGTTTGCCATCACCGGACGCCGTGGGCGAGGTCAGGCTCAAACACATGCACTCGGCCATGAGTGCGTTGCCGATTGAACGGCGGCGGCATCTTGTCCACCTGACGAATGTTCGCCCGCGCCTTGTCCAGTATTGCGCCCGCATCGTGGAAGAATCGAACCGGACCCGCCCGCAGGCGTCACCCGTTACACCGGCATCGCTTCCGGCGTCCGTGGTCTATCGCCAACCGGACGGCGCGCAAGACGGTCCGCCGCCCACCGGGGCGCGCATCTACTGGCGCGAATCGGAATGGTATGCGCTCGCGGTTGAACTCGCGTATATCGACCCGTCATTCCTCGACACGCTGAACCACCTTTACCCCGCCGACCTTTTCCGCGCGCAGCGTGTGCTGCCGACCAGCCGCCGCCGCCCGCAGACCAGTTTCAGCATCACGAAAATCCGCGCCGAAATGACCCCGGCGATTCGTCGCGTTCGGGTCGCAATTGATGCCGCCCGCCACGACCAGGTGCAAGCGGAATTGGCGGCACAGGCGGAGGAAACCGCCCGCGCAGAACAGGCCCGCCAAGCGGCGGAAATGGCCGCACAAGACGCGATGCGCGCTGAGATGGCGCAATCCCCCGCGTTCATCGCGCAGGCGCTTAAATCGGCGGCATTCGGTCCGTTGGTCGAAGCGTTGATGGCTCGTGGCGCGGCGGGTCTGCAATCCATGTTGGAAACGGCATTGGTCAACGCGTTCAGTTCGCCCGCCGTGAAACAGGCAATGGTCGTGAACTTGCATATGGACCGCGCCGACGCGTCGGCGCAATCGTTCAAAGCGAACCCGCCGACCGTGACCGGGGCCACCGCGACCAACACCATTTGCAAACCCAAAATTGGCATCCTCGGCGCGTTGGCCCAACAGGGCGACATCATCGCTGCCGCCTATCCGCAGCTGCGCATCAAACACATCGACAAGAATTTGACCAGCCACGCCTTGCGCGATGCAATCCTGAACTGCGACCGGGTAATTTCGATGACCAGTTTTATTTCGCATTCGATGGACGCGATTGCAAACAAAGCGATGGGCGACCGATACACCCGCGTTGATGGCGGCGTGTCGTCGGTGCGCCGACAAATCGACGTATGGTTGGCGGCGGGTACGCTGCAAACCGTCACCGTCCCGGCAAACGAACAACCATCGGACAAGGAGGCATGATGCGCGGACTTTACATACTGGACACCAACCGCAACCCGGTCCCGGTCGGGAACGGTGACACCGCATTGGCCGATTGGTCGAAATGGTTTGAGGACGTGGAAAACCGCCGCGTGGCTGATACGCCGATTGATGACAACGGCGCGCATGTGTCCACGGTGTTCCTCGGCATGGACCACGGCATGAGGGGCGAGGGCAAACCCGTCCTGTTTGAAACGTTGGTGTTCGGCGGGGCGTTGGACGGCGATATGTGGCGTTACTGCACATGGGATGAAGCGGAAGCGGGACACGCCGCCGTGGTCGCCATCTGTCAGGCGGCAAAGGCGCAGGCGGAATGAAAACCATTATTCCCATCGCTGAAATCAAAGCGCGCGAATCGGACCCCGAAACGTTCGCGGGCGCACAGGCGCGCGTCGGGCGGTTCAACGATGCCGCACGCCCGCACGTCGCGCGCATGGAAGCCCTCGGCGCGCAAGCGGTACGCGCCAACAACCCCGCCGCCAAGGTCCGCGCGTTGCGTGAAATGGTGGAACCATTGGCCGCAGCCACGAAGGGCAACGTGGCGTGCCACAAAGGTTGTTCGTCGTGCTGCCACGTCGCCGTTACCGTGATGGCGGAAGAAGCGGAAGTCATCGGCAAAGAAATCGGCGTGAAACCGTCCACGCCCGCGCGGTTCATCGGACCCGACGACCGCAAGGACACGGCGGCGAACTACTATGGCACGCCATGCCCGTTCCTTGTTGATGACAAGTGCAGCATCTACGCATCGCGCCCGCTGGCGTGCCGCACGCTTTACAACATGGACAAGGACGCCCTGTTGTGTACCATCGTTCCCGGCGACCCGCCGCGCGTCCCGTACCTGAACCACAACCAGTTCACCAACGTTATTGTGCGGGCGTTTATGCCGGGGACCGTTCCCCGGTTCGCGGACCTCCGCGAGTTCTTCCCGCGCGGGAAATCGAAACCATGAGTGCGGCCCCGCCAAAAACGATTGCGGACGCATTGCCGCCGCCGAACGCGGACCGCCCCGGCGTGTTCCGCCGCTGGTTCGATTACGCCTATATCGAGGTGTATATCCGCGTGAACCAACGGATTATCGACGGGCAGTTGGTCCGCACGTTGGAACTGTCCAACGTGGAGGTGCAGGAATCCATGCGCGGCCAACACCGATTTTCCCGGCTGCTCGATGGGATGATGGCGTTGGCTCGCCAACGCGGTGAATCGCTGCTGGTCGAGAACGTCATTAACGACATCGTGCGCGGCGCGGTCCTGCGGCGCGGGTTCACCGACTACCAGGGCAACGGGCAAAACTACATCAAACATTTTTCAACCACCCACGGAGGGGAACAATGACGAAGCAAAACACGGCGCAAGAAACCGCAGTAGAGGACGCGATGACCCTGATTAACGGGTTGGAGTTGCCGTACCTTGTCGAACTATCGAAGCGCCTAGAACACCACATCGAAAAGCGCCGCAAGGATGACATCGTAGACGCGCGCCGCCGAATCCAACTCATCGCGCAAGAGGTCGGATTGTCCGTCGATGAACTGATTGAAATGCCCGTCAGCGGTGTACACGGCACGCGCCCGCCGCAGTTCGCGGACCCGGACAACGCATCCCGCACATGGTCCGGTCATGGTCGCAAACCGTTTTGGATTCGTGACCTTGAACAACGCGGGTACACGCTCGACCAACTACGCATCGCGGGTGCGGACGCCAACTAACAAGGGGCTATATGGAAGACGAAAACAAACCGTTGACGCATGAGGAAATGGGCGAAATCGCCAGTGCGTTTATGGAGGTCATCACGGAGGAAGCAATCAAACGCGAAATCCCGGCGTTCGCTGTCGTCGGCATCTTCGGTTTGTTCACGCGGAAGGTAATCGAAGTGATGGTCGAACAGGGCAAGGACCGCGACCAAACGATTATGGATATGGTGAAAACCTTTATGGACGGAGTTGGACTCGACGCGATTTTCCAAAAGCTCCAAACCGCAAAGGGCGTTCACTGAATGGACGACGAACGCCGCCAACGAATGAACGTGCTGTTGGACCGCATCGAAGCGTTGTTGGTCCGGTTGGAACCGTACAAAGACCCGAACGCCCCCCGTTGGCGGCGGGTCGTCGGGGCGTATCGGCGCGTGATGATTTTGCGCCGTGTCGATGATTTGATGGACGAATACAACGCCCTCAACGGGAAGGTGCGCCCCGCGCAAAAATGGTTGGGCATGGGGCGCGCGGGTTGGTTGCGGTTCCAATTCGGAATCGGCGTGGTCAATGCGTGGTCGGGCGTTGATTCCGCCGCCGATGGGAACTGGCTTGGCGCGTTCGTGTCGTTCGCGTGCGTCATCATCACGGCGCATTGGCGGTTGCCGTATGCGCCGCCGCGTCTACATTAATTCCCGTTCCGCCGCGCGGCGTCGTTCCAGCCCGCGCAGCTTGCGCCCGCCCGCCATGACCCATCGCATAACCTGCACGCGTGCGGCGGGCCAATCGCCCGCGTTGACCTTGCGCCGCAACGTCGATGCCCGCAGGTTTGCCGCGCCGAGATTCAGCGAAAAATCTATCAACGCCGCCAACCGTTCGGGCGTGTCCACGTCCGGGCATAGACGCAACACGGCGGGCAGGTAGACGGTGCGGACCATCCACAGCAACAACGATTCGGCGCGGGCGCGCGTTATCGGCGGGTCCGTCAGTTTGACCGCGCGCCCGTCCTCGTAATACGTCGCCCCGTATCCGATGGTCGGCACGTTTGCGGGGCATAGGTACGGACGCGGCGCGAAGCCTTCAAACCGACGCGCGAGTGCCGCCGCGACTTCGACCGCCAACCCGACCAGTTCGCCCCGGTTCATTTGTTCCGCTTGAACAGGGTTCGGTCCGCGACAAAAATACCCAACGACGCACCGACCAACGCCCACCCCTGTTCGTCCAACGTCCAGTCGTGCCGCCAGAAATGCAAGGCAACCAACGCCATGCACATTGTCGCAAGGGCAGGACGAATAATCCCGTTCCACACATCGACCAGGGCATACCCGGTTTGCTTCCCGGTCAGCGCGACCGCCTGCCCGAATATGTCGGCGTCGATGCGCGACAGGTCCGCGTCGGCCTGCACGCGGATTAGTTCGACGCCCATTTCGTGTTGCGTCTTGATGGCTTCCAGTTGGCGGACGTGGGCGGCGGCGTCGAGTTCGCCTTGCACCCGCAGGCGTTCCAGTTCGTGTGAATGCTCTTGGCGCGCGGTCATCCATGCGGACACCTCGCCCCATATCATCCTGAACGCGGACCCGCCTAGAAACGAAAGGACGGCGGAAAAAATCATGGCTTCAAATCCTTTTGGATTTCGTCCAGCTTTTCAAAAATCCTTTGGAACGTCGCCACCAATTCCGAACGCGGCACGTAATGTTCGACCAGTTTGACGTGAACGGCGCTCACCTGCTCCTGCAAACTTTTCACCATCGACCACAAATTATTCAACCACCACCCAACCCCGGCTAAGAGGACAGCGCCCAAAATGTTTAACAGGTCTTGCGCTTGCATGTGTGTCCCCCTCTTGATGGTTGGTCAGGTCAAGGTGACGCTCTTCCAAGCGCCGCCGATATACAAACAGAGTTTGCTGTTGGTCGTGTCGATGACCGCCGCAACGCATCCCGCAGGGACGTTGGCAGGCGTGCCGGTCGGCGTTCCTGCGCAAGTCGGCAGGCAGGTAAATCCACCCGTTGCGGTCGTCGCAAGTGCCGCCCCGGTATCGTTGAACGCGACGTTGCCGCGTGCGCCCGTGCCACCCCCTGCGCCGCCAGCAATGATGACGTTGCCGCCGTTGGCGTCTTTCGCGCCCCCGTTGCCGCCAGTGATGGATACAACGCCGCCCGCCGCAAGGTTATTGCCGCCGCCAGCGTTACCGCCTTTGATAGTGACCGTCCCCGGATTCATCGTGTCCGGGTAACTGGTTTGATTGGAATTGCCGCCCCGCAGCGTTACGTTGCCGCCGCTGGTATTCACGGAACCATCGCCGCCCCGGAAAGTCGCGGCACCAGGGTTGATGCCATCGCCGCCAGCGGCGGTGACGATGCCGCCCGAAGCGCCGCCGCCGCCCGTGCCGCCCTGAACCTTGACGGCACCGCCAGTGCTTCCCGAAGACGCCGAACCGCCAAGCACGTTGACGTTACCGTGTCCCGTGTCGTTGCCAATCGTGATAGTCCCGCAGTTCCCGTAATACGAGCTGCCGCACTGAATCAGGATGTCTGCGCCGGTCCCGTCCCAATTGCCGGAATAGCCCGATTTGATAGTGACTGCGCCGCCCTTATAGCCTCCCGGCCCTGCATCGTTGCCGAGAATGTAGACGTTGCCTTGTGCGCTGGTCCCGTTGGCAGGACCGGATTTAATCGTGATGTCCCCGCCCACGCCCGACGAAGACCCGCCCGAACCGCCTTGCAACGTGACGCTCGTTCCCGCACTGGTCGTGGTAGTGGGCGCGGTCCCCTGAATCTTGGCGTTGCCGCTGGCGGGTCCGACATAAAGAATATTGTTCGTCTTGTCCCATCCGAGCGAAGCGGACCCCGCGAACGCGCCCGCGTCGTTGAACTGAATTTGGCTAGTCGAACCACCCGGCGTTCCACCACCACCACCACCACCGCTGCCCGCAGGGTTGACCCATGCGCCGCCCGAATAGGTCCAGAGTTTTTGCCCGGTCGTGTCGAATACAAACGGGGTCGTTCCGGTCGGTACGTCCGCAGGCGTGCCGGTCGGCGTCCCTGCCATCGACGGCAAACAAACGAAACCGCCCGTTGCCGTGGTTGCGAGTGCTGCATTGGTATCGTTGAACGCGACATTGCCCCGGCTTCCCGTGCCGCCGCCCGCGCCGCCAGCAACGAACACATTGCCGCCGTTCGCGTTGTTCGCGCCACCCGCGCCGCCTTTGACGGTGACACTACCACCCGGCGCGGTGTTAAGTCCGCCAGTCGCGGCCCCACCGACAATCGAAACGTTACCCGGCAAAGGTGCGCCAGAAATCGTGACGCGGAACGAAGACCCGCCGCGAATCGTGACGTTGCCACCGGCTGCGCCGTTGCCCGTGCCGTCGCCACCGCGAAGCGTCGCGCCGCCGCCCGTCCAAGTGCCGAGCGCGTCACCACCATTCAAGGTCAACGGTCCGCCATCTGCCGAGGTCATCCCCGACCCACCGGCAACCGTAACCGCGCCGCCAGTGCCGCCCGACATTGCGCCGCCCTTGATTGTGACGGGACCGCTTGCAGAAATAGCGGGGTCGCATCCGTAGATTTCGACGCCGCCCGACGACGACGCCCCCCCGCCCGCAAGCCCGCCATAAACGACGACTTTGCCGCCGCTGAAACCGCCCGCGCCGTCCCCGCCTTTAACGGTCACGGTCGCGCCGTCCGCGCTGCCTGCGCTATTCACGCCTGCAATCTTGATTCCGGTTCCAGTGCTATTGCCGCAATAAAGAATGTTGTTCGTCTTATCCCACGTCAGCAACGCAGCGCCCGCGAACGCGCCGCTGTCGTTGAACTGAATCTGTTTGTTGGCCCCTCCCGGCGCACCGCTGCCGACGCCTGCAACCGTCGCCGCAACATAGGTTTTAATCGCCTTCTGCGTCGGGACCAGGGCATCGCTGTTGCCCGCAAACGTGCCGTCCGTCGAGAGCGTCACGGCGCTGTCTTTGATGCTTTTGCCAGTGGTCCCGTTGAACACCGCAAGCGCGTTATCCGTTGCCGTTGCGGGTCCGCTTACAACGCCATCAATGTTCGTTTGCGTGATTGCCCACGCGCCGCCGACCGTGGCATGGTTGCCCGATGCGGTCGCGTCAGTGATGCAATAGAGCGTGTCCCCCGGTTCGACATTGACGCCCGACGCGCCGCCGACCTTGCCAGCGACGCTTACCTTGTAGACGTGGCCCGCGTCGGCGGCGGGGTAGTTCGGATTGGTCGAACAGTCGAGCACGCCTTTGAACACCATGACATCGGCCACGCTCGACAACGACGCATAACGCGCGTCCGCTTCTGCTTGCGTCATGTATTGCGGGTGCGGGTCAGGGTCCGCCAAGTGCGCGGCAAGCGACCCACTCGCGGCGGTCGTCGCTGCGGTGTAAGCGGACCGCAAATCCTCGTATCCGACAATGGACGTTCCATCGGTCAGTACCAGGTACAGGGGCATCCGGCCTGCGGTGAATCCGGTATTGTTCACGCTGATTTCGCCGGTCGAGGGGTCCGCCTCAATCCAGTTCCCCCGGTTCGCCGTGAGCGTCAACGTCCCGTTGTCAATGGTCGTAATCGTGCCATTGATAAGGACAGTCCCGCCGTAGTAACCCCACGTAAAACCCGCCGAGGTCCGCGCACGCCGCGCGTACAGCATCGCCGGACTCGCCGCCTCAAACAGCGCATTGGCGGTGACTTCCTTTTGTGCCTGCGATGGCTCAATCAGGTCGAGAATTGACGTGACACTTCCGGCCATAAAACCCCCTTAGATAACGGCGGTTGCCGGGTATCCCGGTCCAACCGTTCCGCTGATTTGGTAGACGCGGACATACACGGAACCTTGCAGGTTTCCGAAGTCCGCTATTTGGTCCGCTGCATCGTATGTGTACGTGGTCGCGTCCTTAACCGTGACCGTGCGGACCACGGACAGAAAGCCAAACGTGCAAATCTCGACCACGTATTGTTCGACCGTTTCGGACAACGGGATATCGACGTAATCGCGCCATTCACCCGACAAGCGGTTACGGCGGACCCACGAAATCAAAACGGCACCGTCCCCCGCGCGACCGCCGCCGAGGTGCGCGACGGAATACGGGCGCAGTGCCGCGCCTTCGTTCGTGAAGGACTGCGCCGCCGTGAATTCCACCGACGCACCGGACGTGACGGCTTTGTAAAGCCTTGTCTTCCCGATGTCCGCCGTACCCTGTGAAATGCGTTTGATGGTTGCGGGTTTCAGCAACACGAACCGTTCCCCCGGCGCGTGTCCGCCAATCTTGGATTCGGTCCCACGGCGACCCCGCAGCAAACCGGAAAGCGTGTAGCTGCGGTCCGCGTTGAGGTGCGCCGTTCGGAAGAAAACAACTTCGTCCCCGACCAGCGCAGCGTTTGCCCCTTCCAACATCGCGGCATACGACACCGACGCCAACGTGCCGAACGACAGCCGAACGCGAACCGTATTCAGTTCGTCAACCGTGTTGCCGCTGTAGCTGCCGAGGGTCGAAAGGGTTGTTCCCATCGTCGCCCGCGCGGTTAGCGTCGCAAGCGATTGATAAGACGCGCCGAGGTCGGTTGATTGGTAAAGAACCGCGCCTTTCCAATTCTTCGCGGCGCTGGTAACGGCAACGTAAAAACCGGGGTCATCATCGACATCGCGCAGGGCGTTGATATTCATTTAGAAAAGCTCCAACAACGTTACGCCCGGTTGCGCGACTACGCCGCCCGTCCCCGGCGTTTCGGTCACAACCACATGCGGCGCGTAATACGCGGATTCATCCGACACCGCCTCACATTGCAGAATGCCGCGCGGCGTTGCCTTTACCGTCGTCAGTCGCATCAAATGGTTTTTGACGATGATTAAATCCGTGGGTTCAAGATACGAATATTTGCGCGGCAAACTGAATTGATACGACAGGCGTTCACCCCATTCGGCGTGCAAATTGACCTCTGCAATTTCTTTCGCTTTCGCGTCGGTCAACACAAGCGGGACTTCCAAAGTTTTTTCGTCGCCGCTTGCGCCAATCAATCGGCGGGCTTGTTTCATCGCTGCGCTGTAGTCGGTCGCGGCAAGCATGTATTTCACGTTATATGCGCGCGGTAATTCGACTTCCATTTTTCGCGCCGTCGCCAACGGGTCGGGCGCTTCGCTGCCCGGTTCATGTGCGGCCAAATCTTCGTCAGGGATTACAGCAACAGCCTGCCCGCCCCGTTTGACGAATTTAATAATGCCTTGGCTTTCCACGGCGTCGAAGTAATACGCGGCGCGCAATACGTCGATTGCTCCCCGCACTTGCATTTGGCGGGCGACAATATAGCCGTCAACAATATCCGTTCCCAACTGTGAAACGTCATATCGGGTTTCCCCGGCACGCTTGGACAAATCCGCGACGACATCGGCCAGAACCGCGCCGCTGCCTTTTACGCGTCCTTGCTTGCCGATATAGACTTTAAAAATTTCGGTCCCCGAAAACACGCCCAACCAATCCGGTTGACCGGGTAACAGAAACACACTCATCAGGTAAGTAAATGGCCCGATGGGTTCGTTATTTGAATAGACCTGTTTGACAGTGCCATTGAACAGAATGCATTCTTCCGGCACCCAAGTTTCCGGCGTCAGCTTTTCGGGGTCGTAAATCCTAATCGACAACACATCAAGGACAAAATACATATCCACGTACGGGCTATATACAATCCGGTTTTGCCCGGTTCCATAGTCGCCAAAAGCGGACGTATTAACGTATCCCGCGCCGTCCAAATCTGAATAGACGCCCGAACTGAAATCCACCAGCACATGCCGTTTGCTATCGTAAGCACTCCAAAACACTTGCGGTTCGGTCGCATAATTGGATGGCTGCGACAGGAAACCCGCAGCAGCGTCCCCGCCCGCCATCGGCAACAACGCGCCATCAAACCGCACCCCGACCGACCCCCAGTTAACCGCCATTGGTCGCCCGGCTTTGCGCGAAACAACGGTTTCGGTATTCTCAATTGCGAACACGCCAACATCAACGCCGTTAGTTGTATTGGAGTACGCGAGGAATTTAAACTCTTGGTCCCGGTCCGACCAAACAACATCAGCCAAAGGAATGTCGATATCTGCGCAAGTAGTGCCAGCGCAAATGATTCCAGGGATTGCCTTTTCTTTTACGAATTGCCAGCTTTGCAAATCCACGCGCGTTACATAAATACCCGCAAAGTCCGCAATCGCGGCTTGTCCTTGATTGTTCCAAGCGATTCGCGGTTCAGAATCGCCAAGTCCGATAGGCGGGCCAACCTCGCCCGTGTCCGGGTTAACTCGCGTGAAAAACCACCCGCTAGAATTACTCCTGTATGCGTAATAAATAAACCCGGTCGTGGCATCGGAAAAGAATCGTGACACTTGGCTCGCTTCCGGCGACGTGGCAATTTTGACCGGCGCGGGGTCATAAACTGCATAACTCTGCCCGTCGATAACGACGTTGGAAACTGGAACCGGGCAAGTGTCGGCGGTCCCCGTGGTAATTTCAAAGGTCAAATAGGGGAGGCTGTTCCCGTCCTTTTCCAATGGGAAGTCCTCGAAAACGGCATAAGCCGTTCCCCGGTATGCGGTTGCTGCCTCGCCTTTATCTGCCTGAATAATCGGGTCGGGCATTTGGGTTTCGTCGCCCAAATAAAAACGAACCTGCCCGCCGCCTTCCAAGTTTGCGCCGTCATAAATCAAACGCTTTTCCTGTCCGGCCCAAATCCGCAAAAACCCTTTAATTGGACCGTCCGCAACCGCAACGGCAAACGTCCCGAAATACGCATAACTGACGGACGTTTGTTCGGGTTCGCTCAACCCGCCGCCCGTTTCCGTTTCGGTTTTTACTTCCTTGATGTCGAGCGACCAAATGACGGTCCCTTGCAGGGCGGCGGTTCCGTAGACAATCGGAAGTGCCGCGCCGTATTCGGACGATTGCACTTTCAAATCACTAAGGCGCGGGCCGTACGTGGTCGGCAAATCTGGCGGCAACGCTGCGCCGCCAATAGCCGAACCGATAGCCGCCCCCTTAATCGCGCCGGGGATGCCACCGACAAAAAAGCCGATGGTTGCGCCAATGACCGCACCAATTACGTTTCCGACGCTCACACCACCCCCGGAAAGACGTACGCCGCCATAATGCGCGCCGTCCAAGTTTTATCTAAATCGTGCTCGACTACTTTCCGCAACCCCGCGTGCGCGTGAATCACGGTTAAACCGCCGTTTGCGGAATTGCCCAAAATGCAAACGTGCCGCGCCACGCCGTCGAATTTCATCAACACGAAATCCCCCGGTTTGGCATCGGCAAAATCAATTCGCGTTCCGACCAGGGCACACGCCCTTTCAAGGTCGGCGCTCGGCACATAATGTTCATAAGTGCGGAATATTTCGGATTCGGGCCGTGACATAAAATCGGCAGGGAAAACGCCGCACGCCATGCCGACGCCGCGAACCAATCCGCCGCAATCGCAGCCAATGCGTTTGATTGCGGATTGGCGATGGAATCGCGTGCCGACCCATTCGCGCGCTTCTTTTACGATTTGCTCGCGGGTTGCCATAGTCGAGGGAATTTAGAAAGAAGGGTTTTGCGGGAATTCGTCACCCGGCCCGCCGCCGCCACCACCGCCGCCGCCGTTGCTGCTGTAATCAATCCCGCCTCGGCGGTAGATTTTCGACCCCGGCAATTCGGGGAACCCGCGAAAGTTCACGCCGTTGTTATGTTTGGAAATGCAATCCTCGCGGAATCGTTTTGTGCATCCGGCGTGAACCGTGTACGTGTCGCCCGGTTCGATGGGGTCATACATCGAATGCGTCAATTCGATGGTGTCGGGTGCGCTGTATTTAACTTCCATGCTGCGCCCCGAATTCGCGCCGCTGGTAAATGTCAATTTCGCGCCGGTGAACCAATTTTCCGGTTCGGTGCGTTCGCTATCAATGAACACCCGGTTGTTGGTATCGACGGATTCAACCACGCCAATAATCGTCGTCAATGCCAAATCCACCTTGCAGCGTGCGTCGCCTAAATCCGCCGTGCATTCTTCCGTGATAATCCGGCCAATCGTGCGCGTATAGGCTTGCAACAGTCCGCGCAATTCCGCCACAAACTTCGACCGCCCGCCGCGCACTTCGCCCAACGTGCCAGTGCGGAGGACGTTCCGGCCTTGCGCCAGGTTGTTGTAATTGACCTCAAAAACTTCGATGGCGGCGAAATCCCAAAGCCCCGAATGAATATCGTCATCGGTAATCGCGGGCGACGAAAGAAATCCTTCTACTTCCAAATTGTCCGGGTTGAGTTCCGAAGTGCTTTCAATATCGGACGGCGTATAGCCTTGCGCCGCAACGTATGTGACGCCACCAAAAACGATGTCCCGGTCCAGCGTCGTCGCCGCCACTACGGTTCCATTAGTAAGGACCGCTTTCCAACACGTCGCCAACGTGGTTGCGCCTTGCGCATAATGGGCTTTCAATCCCGCGCTGATATTCTTCATTCGCGGACCTCTTGCAACAATACGGACGGACCGGCCAAATACCGCGAACCTGCGGGGCCTGCCGTCACCAATTCCCAGTCGATGACATCATCGACAAAATGAACCGGCACAAAAAATGAACCCGTCCACGAAAGCGTTTCCGCATCGGGCGAACCGGCAATGGTTGCGATGCCGTCCAACGGGCTAACGGCGGCGGCGGTCAACACGCCGTTTTCATAAACGAGGATGGTCCCTTTTGGGCGCGTGATTTTCCGGTCTTTAGTGCGACCGGATGCCGGGTCCGTGTACCGTTTGATTAATTGGTAATAGGCGACGCCAGGGCTTGCGCCTTCGGGCGGGTCGATTACTTCAAACACCCCGCCTGTCGAAACGTGGTTATCTTTGGGGTCTTCCATCAAAAACCCAAACGCCCCGCCTTCCGTAATTTCGTGCAGCGTTTCGATTGCCTGCCATTGGTCGGCGCGCATCGGCGCAATACCGATTTCAAATTGGCGAAGCGTGCGCGTCCAAATGACATTGATGGATTCGTAACCGCCGTCCGTGGGTACGCGGGAATTAAAACGCATATTCTTCCCGCGCACGCCCGCAGCAATTACCGCATTCGGCAAAATCACGTCATGAAAAACCGGGATTGGCATTAGCCGTTCCTCCGCATTGCGACCTGCATTTGACGGCCAGCCGTTGCGCCAAACTGCATCGCGGTCGTGCGCGATGCGCCCGCAGGCGGCGTGACGTTGACGTGTACGTGTGTATCCCCGCCCGCGTGCGCGGGCGTTGCGGCGGGTTCGACGTGGCCTCCGTGCTGGCCAAGCATCAGGTATTGTTTGCCCGCGACGGACAGCAGTTCCGGCCCGCGTTCGTTGACCCGGTACAGACCGCCCGCCGACACGGGACCGCCGATGGCGCGGCCACCCGCGACGACGCCGAGCGTGCCGCCAAGCTTTCCGCTTTTGCGGCTGTCTTCCATGATTCGCGCGAGAACATGCACGCTTTCCGACCCGGTATGGCGCATATCGTCGGACCGCATTTTTTCCAGCAGGGGCAGATAAACGGCGGTCTGCTTTGCGGGCATGACGTATTCACCATTGGACAACCGGGCGGGGATTGAATCGGACGTGCCGGAACCCGGCCCTTTGATGTAACCGCCGTCCGCCGCCGCAAGCCAATCCATTTCGGCATAGCTGGCACTCGACGCGACGCCGCCACCGCCAAACAGGGACGCGATGCTTGCAAACAGACCGCCACTATTCGACGCGGTATTGGCGGCGGCGGCGGCTTGAATCATGCTGATAATCGCGGGCAGGCGTGCCATTGCATCGCCACCGATACCCGCCGCGCGTGCGAGTGCGGTCAAATCCGATGCCGCACTAATTGCTTGGTTCCCGAATTCGTTAGTCGATTGCGTCGCTTGCGTTTGCGCTTTGGTTTGGTCTTTGGCCGATTCCGTCACGGTCGCCGCCGCTTCGGTCGCGGGATTCGACCCGCGAACCGGCGCACCGGGCAACGACGAATCGAACGACACGCGGCCACCGGGGACCGCCCCCAACGACGCGGCGGCGTTGTCGGCGGCGCTGCCGAGGTTGGCAATGCTTGCCTTCGCGTTGTTGGTTGCGATGGTCTGCGCGTCCAACGCCAATTTAAGCGCCGCCAACGCCGCCGATTGCGCGACCGGGCCGGATGCTTCACCCGCGCCCGCGTTCGCGCCCATAGCCCCGTTTAACACGTCTGCGGGGTCTTTCGCGGCGTTGGCGTCCTTCGGCGTGCGCCCGAACAGTTTTTCAAGACTCGACCCGGCAAACAGTTTGTCGATGCCTTGACCAATGATGGACCGGAACCCGATACGCACAATGTCCGCATTGATGGCTTGCAGCAGGTCCTTAAAACTACCCTTGCCGGTCGTCGCCAGTTTTACAAACGAATCTTCCAGACCGGACAGGGCGTTGCTGAATGCGTTCTCAACTTGGCCCGCCGTGTTGCGTGCTTCGTCGGCGTAGTTGTGCAGGGCTTCGGTCATCCCCGCGAACCCGTCCGATTGCGCCCGGTCGATGGCGTCCGTTCGTTCGTTGAACAGGCGGACTTCTTCCGAATAGGTGTCCTTCGCCACTTGCAGATAGACCGCGTATTGTTCGGGCGTGATGTCTTTGCGGCGCAGTTCGGAATCGAGTTCGGATTTACGGTCGATGAGTTTGTCCTCAATGCCGTTGATGCCGTCCTGCCGTTCGCGGAATTTCTGCCCTTGACCGACGCCCGCGACAATGCGCGCGTTCTGGCGTTTGATGGTGTCGATGTACGATTGCGCCGCCGTCGCCGCGTCGATGTATGCCTGCGCAATCTTGCGAATGCTCGCCACTTGTTCGGCGGCGTTCAGTTCCAGGGCAATCGCTTCGTCTTCGCGGACCTTCGCCAACTTGCCGCGCGTGGCTTCGATTTTCTTTTCGTTCGCCAGCCGTTCCTTGCCGGTCAACTTCTCTTGTTCCATGCGCCCGATTTCGGCTTGCAGGGCGCGTTCCTGTTCGTCCGCGCCGAGGCGAATCAACGCCGCGCGGCCCTCGTAATATTCGGTTTCGGTAATGAGGTTGTTTTGACGGCGCGACTGCAAAATCTTGTCGGCGTTCTGATAGGTGTTCAGGACTTGTTCGGAACTTTGCCGGATGATTTCGACATCAAGCGACAACTGTTCTTTGCGTTCCTGCGCGGCTTTGGTTGCGGCGGCTTTGCGGGCGGCGTCGTCGGCGGAATCGGGCGGCGTAAATTCCAGAATCTCCAAGCCGTTAGGTCCGACCTTCTTGACGCCTTTGCCGCCTTTGCCTTTCGTGCCTTTCGCCGGTTCCTTTACTTCCTCTTTCCCGTTGATTTTCGGCGGTTCCGGTTTTGCCGGTTCCGGCTTCGCGGGCGGCTTGATGGTCAGGTCGGGAACCTTAATCCCCATCACGCGCGCTTGGAACTGGTCGAGGCGTTTGCGGTCTGCTTCGTCGGCGGCGACAACCTCGCGCCCGATTTCGCGCACCTTTTTGAAATCGAGATTTTGCAGCGCCGCCGCTTGACGTTTGAAACCGTCCATATCCCGCGCGAGGGTGCGGAACGTGAACGCCACATCAGACCCGACAACGGCGAACGTTTGGAACACCGTAATGGCACCGACCAACGTACCTTGCAGCGTGGTCGTGATGGCGTCCATTGAACCCTCGTTCTTTGCGAGGTCTGCAAAATACTTCGTCAGTTCGGTAATCGTGGGCAGGAGCTTCGTTGCCAACTCGGACGCGTACAGACTGAAAATCGCTTTCTGTTTTGCGATTTTGTCGGCGTATTCGTCGGCCTGCTCAATCTGCTCTTGCGTCAGGATTTTCTGGCGTCCGCCCTCGTTGCCGAGTTCTTTGAGGAACGACAGCGTTTCTTTGCCCGACCGACTGAACAGCGCAGTTGCGACGGTCGCCTTTGCCGACGATTCCTCAAACCTGTTAAGCGCCTTGCCGATGGCTTCCAGTTGGTCCGCGCCCGACATCGCTTTGATGTCTTTGATGTTCAGGCCCAACGCTTTGAGCGCAGCGCCCGCCGCTTTGGATTCGTCATCGACGCCGGACAGGTTGTTGTTCAGCTTTACGATGAGGTCCGAAACGGTCTGCATTTCGACGCCGCCGACCTTGGCGGACACGAACAGCGACGCGAGGTTTTCGGCGCTCTCGCCGGTCTTTTCCGCCATGTCCTGAAAGTCGGCGGCTTGCGTGACGAATTCGGAAAAGTAGTGTGCGCCCGCGACCGCAGCCGCGCCAGCGACGGCGGCAATGGACCGGAACGCGGTCGTAATCCGCGTGTGGAATTTTTCGCTCTTGTCCGCCGCGTCCTTGGCCGCTTGCGCCTGTTTGTCGAATGCGTCTTTGGCGGCTTTGGCGGATTTCTCGCCCGCCTCTTTCATGGCGGCTTGTTGTTTCTCGAATGCTTCGCGGACGGCGAGGGCGGCATTGGCCGCTTTCAGTTGCGCATCGGTCGCGCCTTTCAACGCGAGTTTGTACAACTCCGCTTCGCGCTTCGTCTTGCCGAGGGTCGCGTTTTGGTTTTCCAGCGACCGCACATATTTGTCGATGGACGCGGCGGCTTTGGCGGCGGAATCCTTGCTTGCCTCGCCCAACCCTTTCAGGCGTTCCCGTGCCTCGCCAATAGCGGCATTGAGTTTGCTACTGTCTGCCGATACTTCGATAACACCGCGTCCGATTACGTCCGACATTTCTAGCCCTTTTTGTTCATCGTTTCGCGCATGACCTGTAACGCGGCGTCTTCCATCACGCGGATTTCGTCAAACACGGCGGGGCGTTTCTTGCGCCCGATGTTCAACAAATCCAGCACGGCGGGGAGCGCCGCATAGTCAAGGCCGATGACGCCGCCGAACGATGGACGCCATTGCGTCACCATCGAAATAAACACGTTCACGGCGTCCAGGTTGTCAGGCCAAACCTCGACAGGCGGCCCGCCCGCTTCCTCTACCGTCAACCCCCACATAGCCGCTTCGGCTTCGGTTGGTCCCGGCGTGAAAAGCGCGCGTGCCGCCTCCCTCAGTTTTTTGCTTTGGCCTGCAACAGTTCGTCCACGTATGCGACGTACAGCGCCAACGCGGACCCGGCATAGTTTTCAAGCAGCGCGTGTACGCCGTCCCGGTCGAACGGTTCGGACAAGTCCCACCCTTCAATGATGCTCATGATGGAATCGAGGTCCGACGCGCCGCCCCGCGAATTCATGAACTGTTCAAGTTCGGTTTTGGTCCGATGCTTGAACACGAATTCGACGGGGACGGGCGACCCGCCCGCAACCGGGATGGACACCTTTGCCTTGAACGTGGGCGCGGGTTTGAGGGTCAGCTTTGCCATTAGTAGCGCACCGGCTCATTCAGCAAGCTGAGGGTCACTTCGCACGCCATGATTTCGTTGACGGTCAGCGACGGGGTTTTGTTCAGGCTGATATACGCGTTGTAGACGATGACCGCGCCGTTAGGCAGGGAGATACGCACAGCGCGCGGCAAACGGTCGTCGTTCGCTTCGGCGGCCAGAATGTAACCCGGCAGGGTCGGGTCGTCCGCAATCGAGAACGACAGACCAGCCGCCGACTTGAAAGTGGGGATGCGCTTTTGCGCGTCGCTTTCAAGGAACTGGTATTCGAGGAACTGCTGTTCGCCGCCGCTCGAAGTCGATTGCAGGATTTGGCTCAGTTGAGTCCAACCCGTGATTTTGCGAACGCTGCCCGCGCCGCCGCCTGCGCTGTACACGCCTTCGATGGTCGAATCAATGCCGAGCAGTTCGACATCGTTGGACGTGACCACGCCCGCGCGCACAACCTTGTCGGTCAGGCGCGACCAACCGGAGGTGACTTCGATGTAATCGCCAGCGACGACGCCGTGGCCCGCAACCAGCGTTGCCACTGCCGGGTCGTCGTTGGTAATCGCGGACATCGCTTTAACAGCGTCGTAGCCTGCGGCGATGGCGACCAGTGCGCCGTTAGGGAGGGTAACTGCCATGATGTTTTGCCTTTCATTCGGACATAAAAAAAGCCGCCAGAATTGGCGGCTGCGGAAAACGCCCAAATGGGCGGACTACGGGGACAACGGAAACCAAACGCTAAAATCCTGCGACGTACCACGCAGGCGCGTTTCGGGGTCGTTCAATGCAACGGGATTCGTCATCACGGTTGTTTGCAACGCGGGGTCATTGCGCAATGCGTGTTCGACCGCCACACACGTTGCGGTCACGGTCGCGCGGCGGTCGTCCCATACGTTGACGCGAAACCGGGCGTTGCGCATTCCCGGTATGCCGCCGTCAACGAAATTCACCGGCACGCCGCCGACCTGTTGATACGTGACATACGGGCGCGCGACACCTTCGGGCGCGACATCGGGATACACGCGACCGTCTACCAGGGCGCGCAGCGTTTCAAAGATTTGCTTTTCAACCGTCATTCTTTGGCCCGCCGTCCGTGATTTCTTTCAGCTTTTTTGCCATCTGCTTTTTGCCCGCTTCGATGGCTTCGTTGATGTGGCCGAACGCGGGAGCGATGAACGGATAAGCGGGCGCGCGTGACGTGCCGTATTCCAGAAAATGACCGTGCGGCGCGACCTTCGGATTCCACGTCACCCAATAGACTTTCCGTTTGTCGTTGGACATCAGTTCGTTGTAACGACGACGCATGGCCGATTCAAGCAAACCCGTCTTGCTATGTGCGGACGCATATTGGATGGCTTCGCGGTACAGGACGCGGGCCATTGCCGCCGAACCGGACAAACAAACATGGCGTCCGACATCGGCTTCCAGTTGGCGCAACGCTTTGTCGAAATTGCCGTGCAATCGGCTTTGGACTTTAAGCATTCGCCACCCCGCGCACACACAGCAGTTCGGTCCAGTTGCGCCGCCCGCTTGGGTTCATCACGTTCTGAATCGTGTACACCTCCGCGCCGCGCGTCACGCGCATGGCGGGTACGATGTCGTCACGGAAGCGAATCGTTATCTTCGTGGTGACTTGGCTTTGCACCGCTTGCGCCGCCATCAGTTCGCGCCCGGTCAAATCGCGCACGTTCGCGCGCACGGTCACGAATGCGCCCCACGCGGCCACGGGTTCCCCGATGTCGTCCTGCCCGACACCGGGCGTTTGAATCGTCACCACGTCGCGCAAATCGCTAATGGTCGTCATCGGTACACCTTCACCACGTCCAGCAAACGCAAGACACACGGCGGCACCGTGGCCGCGTCTTCGCGGTTTTCAAACAGGTGCGCCACCATTTCCAGAATCGCCGCCCGCGCCGCCGCCGACCCCGTGCCGACGACGCCGGATGGTTCGACCGCATAACGGATGCGGACCGCGTTGCGAACGGCGGCGGTCTGCGGCCACTGTTCCAACGGATAGATAAACGGCGTCATGCCGTAATCCGAAAACACGTATGCGGCGGGGTCCAATGTCTGTTCATCGCGCGCCGTGTCGGTGTACTTGACCGATTCAACGGCGGCGGTCTGCGCGTTGGGCAGTTCGATTGCGTCCTGTGGGAACGCATCCAACGCCAGTTCATAGACCGCACTCGCAAGCGTCGTTTGCGTGTAGTGTTCCGCGTACTCGCGCGCCGCCGAAATCAACGCACTAATCAACGTGTCGTCGGCGTCGGTATCGACCCGCAAAAACAACTTGGCGTCGGCAAGCGTGACCGGCTCGACGGTCGCGGCGGTTACGGTTTTAAGCACGGGTCAGCCTCGCGGTTCGCGCTGTTTTCGTTGCTTGGTTTGCGGCTGCGTTTGCGGCGCGGTCGCGGGTTCGTGCGCTGCGGCGGGTGCGCCGTAGTTGTAGTCTGCTGCCTTGCAATCTTCGACCAGGTGACGCGCATAATCAGCATCCGTCCGCAGAACGTCGCCCGACGACAGCACGCCGTAACGCGACGTGATGACCGTTCCGCGAATCGTCAGTGATACGAGTTCCATACAACCCCCATTGAAAAGGGGACGGCGCGAACGCCGCCCCCATGCCCGATTACGCCGGGGTCAGGTCGCCCGCACGGATGACGGCGGGGCGTTCGTTCGCCAGAGCCAAACGACGTTCCGCGCGCACGGTAATCAGGTTGCGCGTGAAGTTGTCGCCGTCCGATTCCGACATTTCGACCACGACGCCTTCGCGGTCGTATTTGGTCAGACCCTGCGCGAACGCACCGACAGCAACCGTGTCAGCGGCCATGCCAATCGACTGAATCACGGGCAGACCGAACAGGCGCGGTTGACCGGCTTCGTTGACGCTGTACAGGTTTTGACCTGCGCCGGTCGTGATGAGGTCGATTTCGATGTTGGCCCAGTCAACCGGGTTGAGCACGATGCCATCGGCGGGAGCGCCAGCAATCCAGCAATCCGCAATCATCTTGCGAATCAGGACAAGGCGTTTCAGGGTCGCGCCGAGCGCGGCGTTTGCGTAGCCGTGCGCGGTGTAGTTACCAGCGGCCATGAACCCGTTGATGTTTGCGCCCGCACCGTCGCCGCTAACCAGTTGCAGTTCGACGCGCAGATTCAAACCATAGGTCAGGCGGGTATCGACATACGCGGCCAGTGCTGCGTTATCTGCCGCCAGTTGGCGCGAGATTTTCAGCCAGTGCGCCACGGTCGAAACCGGCTGATTGACGAGCTGGAACGTGATGCTCGATTCCGGCTTCTGCGCACCTTCGGCGGTTTCAGCCGCGTTATTGGTGAACACGTTTTCGCGGACGAACTCGATTGCATTGCCGCTGGTCGGCAGGGACGGCAGGAACGATTCCAGGGTCAGCGGTTGCGCCAGTCCCGGCACGATGCCCGGCTTGCGGTCCGGGGCCACGGTCGTTGCGCTGCCGGTCAGGGTGTTTTTCACTTCGACGCGCGCCTTTTGGGTTTGGCCGCTTGCGAATGCCTTGAACGATTCGGCACCGACGAACTGCGCGCCCCACGACGACAGGCCCGCGCCTTTGCCGTCGCCTTGCGACGTGGCTTTCTGTTCCAGTTTCAGCAGGCGTTCGGCCAGCGTGCGCTGTTCGATGCCGAGCGTGTCGATGGCGGTTTTGGTGTCTTCCGAAACCTTGCCCATTGCGGCAAATTCAGCTTCGGCCTTTTTCGACATTTCGGCCAGCTTGCCCTCAACGCCTTCAATCGCTTTCAGAACGATTTCCATATCAATCCTTTCGGGTATAAAAAAAGCCGCCCAGCGGCGGCTTGTCGTTTGCGGAATGCGCGCTTACCGGCACAGTTCCCCAATGCGCGCGATGCGTGCGGCGAGGTCTTGCGCGGCTTTCGCTTCGGCGTCCGTGTCGCCTGCATCCCGCAGGGACAGAATCGTTTTCGCGCGGGCGGTCAGCGCCTGCGCCGCCCCTTTGCTGAGGCCCGCTGCATCCCGCAACCAGCACTCAAATTCCCTAATGGTTTCGATGGCTTCGATGCCTTCGATGATGTCCGTACTCTTGACGCTCGACAGGTCGATACGCGCCGCACCGTCAGCGGGGAACACCACGGGCGACACTTCCATGAGCGACGACCAACGGCGAATGATTCGCCCGGTTTCGGTTTCCTGATAGTCGCCTTTTTTCAGGAACCCGCCGATGCTCAACCCGTCCAACGTCCCGTGCTTCAATGCGGCGTGTACGTCCGCCGACAACGACAGCCCCGGCGTCAGTTCGCCTTCAACGAACAATCCGTGGTCGTCCTCTTTGGCCGAAAGCCATTTACCAATCGGCATTCCCCAATCGTGGTTGAAAAACATTTTGGGGTTGCCGTTCTCGCGCAGCGTGTTTTTAAACGCGCCTTTTTGGATGGTGTCGCCGTATGAATCGACGCCGCCGAACACCGACGCATAACCGGAAAATTTGCCCGTGTCGCCGTCCATCTTCAAATCGACGCTATCGAGCGAAATCATTTTTTTAATCAGCATGTGCGCCTCACTGTTCGACGGGCGGGGCGGCTTCTGCGCCCGCGCCGTTGTTCACCTTGCCGAGCATCGACAACGGGGCAAGGTTGGTTTGTGCGGTCAATTCGTCCGCGCCAGGTACAGGCGGGTCGTTTTCCAACTGCCTGCATTCGTTGCGCGTTTTCAGTCCGTTCTGAACCGCCCGCGCGTATACGTCCATGCGGTCCTTCAAGCTGCCGCGCAACAGGGCGTCCATCGCAAATTCGGCGGACATCGTGACCCGCTGTTGCGGGGTCATGACTTGTTTGCGCACCGCCTGTTCGATGGAAACCAACATGGGGCGGATAGTGAGCTTGTAAAAACCGTCCACGATTTGTTCGATGCCGCTGCCCCATGTGCTCACGTTTGAATGGTGAATCAAGACAGGGGGAACGTCGAACCAACGACAGATTTCCTCGACCGCGAACCGGCGCGTGTCGAGCAGTTCCATATCTTCGGGCAGCAGCGAGAGCTGTTGATATTTCATGTTCGCCTCTAACACGTAGAGGCGCGACACGGGACCGCTTGCCATTTCCGCGAACCGTTCCTGAATCTGCGCACGCTGTTCCGGTTTGAGGACGCTATCAACCATCAGCACGCCGGTTGGTTTGCCGCCGTTCCCGAACAGGCGACTAGCGGACGCTTGCGCTTTCGCCGCTTCGTCGGTCGTGGCCCTCATGAATTCCAGCTTGGACAAACCAACCGTCCCATTGCCTAGATTTTTCAGGTGCAGCACGTTCTGTTCAGCCATGACCATCAACGCGCCGTCGATGCGGTATTCGTAGACCATCGAACCATCGTCCAGCACATACGGCTTGATTTGGTCGGCAGGCATCGGCCACAACGCGAACGCTTCGCCGCTGTCGTCGCGTTCGATACGCGCGTATGCGTTGCCCCGCAAGTCGTGGTTCATGACCATTGCGCGCCAAAACTCAAACGGCGTCATGCGGCTGTTTGGCGATTCGTGCAGCAGCGTGTAAAGGCGTGACGCCCGCGCCAATTCTTTTTGTCCTTTGCCGGTCGTTTGATAGGCAAAGAACGGCAGGGACGCGATGACGGCGGCGCGGCGTTCGATGCACGCCCACACCGCGCTTATCTGCATTGCGCCATCGGTTCCGATGTTCGCCGTATCCGATACCAGGGCTGCGGACGGCGTGCCGCTTTGCGCGCCTTTGTGTTCGCCAATGGCACCGACGCCACCCCACCAGCGCCGCACAGTGTCAAGAATGTTTGCCATTGGTCGTCAGGTCTTAATAGGTTCAAGCGGCGCGGTTTCAAACGCCACCGCCAACGCGGTTAATTGGTCTTCCGTCATCGCCTGTTCAGTCGTCACGGTGACGATGGACCCCGGCATGAGGTCAATCGTCACGCGCGATACATTGCGGGCGTTGATGCCGAGCGCACGCAGCAACCGTTCGCAATCGGTGCTAAACGTGGTCGCTATGCGGTCGGTCATCGGGTCAGGAAAAAATCGGGTTGTTCAGAAAATCGGTCAGGTCCAACGGCGTGTCGAGTTCGGCGGATTGGATACCGACCGCCATCAGCGCGGCCACAATTGCGTCAATGCGCCCGGTTGCCTTTTCCTTCGACGGCTTGCGGTTGCCCGCATCGTCCGCCGTGGTCACGGCATTGTTTGCGCACCAATTCAGCACGGGATGATTCGGATGCACCAACCGCCCGTTCAAAAGCATTTCCTCAAAGTGTTCAACGGCGGGCGTCATATCTTTGTACCCCTGCCCGAATTCCACCATTGGCGGCAACGTCATCCCGTCATCAGCAGCCATCGCCAACAGGTCCGCCATGCGCCAGCGGTCGTAACCAACCGCGACGATTTCAAAAAATTCGGACAGGGCGACCAACCGTTGCAGGACATTCCGTTTGCTGACTGCGCGCCCCGGCGTCGTGTCGAGATAACCCATTGCGTTCCACTGCACATAGGGAACGCGGTCGTGTTCCGCCTTGCGCTGTAACCCGTCTTCGGGGAGCCACACGAACGGAACCAACATCCACGGTTCGCCATCCAACAACGGTTCGACCATGAACACCAACGCCGTGAGGTCGGTTGTGCTCGACAGGTCCAGACCCGCATACGCACGACGCCCGCGCAGTTGCCGCCAGTCGTATTCGCGCGCCGCGCTTTTCCAAACGTCCGCCGACAACCACGGCGATTCCGCCCCGGTCCATTCACAAAAATTGAGGCGGCGGACCATTGCCTCCTTCGACGGCATCCCGCGCGCTTCGGTCACTTGTTCGCGTAGGTATTTCACCCCCGGCAGGTCCGCATCCTGCAATGACGGGTTAGATTTGAACCAACAGGATTCGTCCTGTATCGGGTCGTCGCCCTCATCCAAACTACAGATGAACGCAAAAAACGCGTCGTCTAAAATCTCGCCCGCCGCGACGCGGCTTCCGTATTCGTGATACGCCCAACACGGTCCGGTCTTGTTCCCGCCTGAGTTGGTAATCATGAAAATCAAAGCCTGCTTGCGGGACTTCGTACCCGCCCGCATCATCTCGACAACGTGATTCGTCTTGTGTTCGTGGACTTCGTCAATTAACGCCATGTGCGGGCGCGGGCCGGACTGTCCATCGTCCGACGCAATCGGGCGGAAGAATGACCCGGTTTCCAGATAGGCGAGGTTCCAAATGTTTAACCCCGTGCCGCTGGTCCGCAACCGCTTTGCCAGTTCGGGCGACTGCTGCACCATCGCCACCGCGTCCCGAAACAAAATCATGGCTTGGTCTTTTTTGGTTGCGGCTGCGTAGACCTCTGCGCGGGCTTCGCCGTCCGCCGTCAAACCTTTTAGACCGATGCCAGCGGCCAGCGGTGACTTGCCCGACCCTTTGCCCGTTTCGACATACGCGACGCGAAACCGGCGCGTCCCGTCGCCCGCTTTCCACCCGAAGATTGAACCCACGATGAACGCCTGCCAGGGCAAGAGGACAAACGGTTTTCCTTCGTAGTCGCCCCCGTTCAATTTGAGGACGTGCCTGTAAAACCGTTGTGCCTTGTTCGATTCTGCTACGTCCCAAAACAGACCACGGGCGGGACCGTCTTTCAGGTCTTTCAGGTGACGCGCGCACGCGGCGCGAATGTCCGGTCCTGCTATGCGTTTGCCGCCGCATACCTCCCGCGCGTATTCGGTCGCGGGGTCGTCCACTGTCTTTCGTGCCATCAGCCGAAAAATTCCTGCGCCGGGTCGTCCTTCGCGTCGGGGTCGCCCGCGATGACCTTGGACCGTGCGCTTGGTGTCATGCCAAACTCAATCGCGTACTTGACCATATCGGCCTTCGCTTTGTTGGCGATACCGACCAACGGATTTTGTATGGCGTTGCCGCCAACCGTTTTCACCATCAACGCGCGGTTGGCTTCGTCCTTCGCGGCCATGCGCGCCAACGCGCGTTCGGCCTCCGCCCAACGTCCGTATGCTTGGCAGTACGCGGCCAACGCCGCGCGGTCCAATTCGGTCATCAACCCGACATCGAACAACGTACCCGCCACGCGCGACCATTCGGCCTTTGCGTCGTCGTTGAGGAATGACGGGGCGGACGGCTGCGACAATTTCACGCGCGGTTCACGCTTGTTTAACGCGCGTTTGCCCGGATTGCCTTTGACCAGTTTTAACGCGGTCGGCGTTGGTTTGCGTCCCGATGTCATGCCGCTATGCCGTCTTGAATAATGGAGCGTCCCGGTCGGTGCTGCCCCGCCGCTGTGCCGATGGTATCGGCCATTGCCTGCTTCGGACGCTTGGGGTATTGCTTCGCCATCGGCGCAATCTGTGCGCGCATTGCGTCATCCAATGGCATGAGGTAACGATGCTTGAACCCCGCGATAATCCGTTCTGCTGCGGGGTCCACGTTCGCACGCAACCACGGGATTGACTGTCCGCCTTTCCCGTATCTGCTGTGCAGGGTCTTCGGGTGTACCTGTTCGCCGTTCACCCGGTATGCGTGCGTTTCAGCGCCGCCAACGTAAATCCAATTCGTCGCCTGATAGATGCCGCCGTGATGCCCTTGCGCGCTGTCGGCAAACGACACGACAAGACGCAAACCGGGGCATGACCGTTTCAGGAACTTCAATGCAATTGCCATGATTCGGGACACGGGCGTTTTATGCGTCGTCAACGCAACGCGCGTTAGTTCGCAAACCTCCGTGCCGGTCAATCCATACGGCGAACCTAATTCCGGCGATGCCCCTTGGCCGAACATCACGACGCCAATAAACCGCCCGTCCTCCCATACACCGACCCGCACGCATTTGAATACGGGGACGCATCGGCTGTAATGCCACCGCAAACACGCGAACCGTGCGGCTTCGGCGGTCGCCCAGTCAACCCGCAGAACCGCTTTATTTGTGGAATTCATATTGGCAGGCAGGGCAGACAATCGGGGCTTTCTCATCCAACCGGGATTGCCCGTCCTCCGAACCCGGTTGGAAATCCGCGCCGAGTCCCATACGCACGGACAAATCGGACGCATCGAAACCAAGCAATTGCATATCGAACGCTTCGGCGTTCAGGTCTTCCAGCTCGACCCGCAACAATTCGTCGTCCCATTCCGCATTCATTGCCAACTTATTGTCGGCAATTACATACGCGCGGCGTTGGGTTTCGGTCAATTCGGATAGTTCGATGACCGGAATTTGTTTCAAACCCAACACACGCGCGGCCAATACGCGGCCATGACCGGCAATTATTCCGTTGTCGCCATCGACCAAAACCGGATTCGTCCACCCGAATTCCCGAATAGACGCGGCGATTTGCGCCACTTGTGCGTCGCTATGGGTGCGCGAATTACGCGCATATGGGATTAACGAATCAATAGACGCCTGCCGAATGGTCAACGGTTTAGCCAATTCAGTTCCTCAAACGTGCAACTAGGTATCCCGCCGAATGGGTTTTGTATTCGTATTCATCGTCTTGCGTCGGACCGGGGCAATTGCAATCCGCGTAATGCTCAACGCAAACCGGACAAATTGGCTCCCCGCAGTCGGGGCATTCTGTGCAATCCGACGCCATTACCACGCGATGCCACATGGTTTTCCCCACGGAATGCTGCTACTGGTTAAGCCCCACTCGTTTTTTCGCGGTTTTGGGAAAAACGA